TTATACAAAAACTCATTACGAATGTAACAAGTAAATGTTGGAAGATTGTGATTTAAATATGCCATAAAAAATTAATAAAAAAGCAGGGAGTTACCCTGCTTTATCTATATTAACAACCTTGACCTCTGTAACGCTTCTTCCTGCCATTACGAGAGGTGGCAGAGAGATTGGTGTTCTGTGAACGACCTTGACGAGTCTTCTTGGGTTTACTCTCAATAATCACTTTATTGGTCAGTGATGGACGCTTTGCCATAATTTAATCCTCTGAATCACTTGTACATTCTACCACAAGGTCCTCTGGATTGGGAAGCCCTGTCTCATAAAATTGTTGAGACAGTTCATCCATCACATCAAACATCTCATCTTGAGAGAGATACTGGTAAAGGACCCTACCAGCACACAGAATTCTAAATGATTCTTGTTTTTTCATGTCCTACACGAATCTGAGGGTGACACCAGATCTCAAATCCTGCCTTCTTGGCATCCAGACAGAAGGATACATCCTCACCACACATGTCCTGAACCTCACCAGAGTCAAAGACTTGCATCTGAGGGGCAAACCATGGATACTTCATATCAGGATGTTCAAAGACCCCCTTCTTAATCAGAACCCAACCAAAGCCTGTGTAATCCACAGTGAATGGTTTCTTTCTGTTGCCAATGGTGTCGACCATCTCGTGGTTCATGACGCCTCCATTCTTTCTGAAGTCGTCCTCTTCCAACCAGTGAGCTACTGATGTGGTTCTACCATCCTCTGTGGCATACCAACCTGCTGCAATGTCCTTGTCCATGGCAAAAATTGCCCAGAATGCATCTGTGTTAAAGACAATATCGCTGTCGATCCAGAGTTGATAGTCATAATTCAGTTTACCCTGCCAGGGAACTTGATCAGGACCTGCAAGTACATTTGCACCAAGACACTTGCAACGTGCAAAGTTCACCATGGAACTATAGTCTTGTGAGATTTGAATACTTGCACCTGCCTGTACCAGATCAAAGCACAGTTGTACAAAGTTCTTCAAAAAGATATATGAAACTCCACGTCCTGGAAGACAGAATACAATTGTTTTACCTTTGATTCTCTCTAAACACTCTTCTCTATTAAACAGAGGTTGTTCTTCCTCTGTAGGTTTTTTTGCTTTTACAGTAAATCCTTTAGCCATAAAAATATCAAGTTTTTAATTTAGATACGTATCAATTCAATGATACTGCTTTATTTAGTTCTCGTCAATATCATTCTTTCATGTGTTCCATTACTTCTTCCAAGGAATATGTCTTGACCTTACCTGAATCAATATCTTCTACCATCTGCATCAGATATTCAAGGAACTCTTTGGGGTACACATCATCCTCATTCAAAGACACCCAGAACCACTCTATACACTCCTGTAAGGGGTCTTCTACGGTTCTTGGTAGGGCATAGTCCTCATAGTTGCTTCTCATCAAATCTGACCAGATCCTGAAGGTACTTCTGATGGATTGCCAACCTGTCATCCAACAGTGTCCAATCCAATATTCATACCAGTTTAATTTCTTTGCCATTGTCAATAATTAAAAACTCTTCTACTTGAAAGTCTGTGGAAAACCCTGCACTAATCATCTGGGATATGCCTGTGAGGGTTTTCTGGCATTCTGAAAGGGTGCCCTCACAAAATACCCTGTCCCTTGCAATCAACTTATAGACCATTTTTATCCTGGGGAAATTTTTTCATATAATGGGAACAATGTTTCATTACATTCAACCCAATTATATTTACAGTTTCCCACAGACACTCACAAATATAACGCACTTCCTCAAAAAGGTCCAGGGGCATTTTTACCTGGGAAAAATTTTTTTTGTGATCTTGATATCGCGTTGGCATTTTGTCACCTCTGTAGGTTAGGGTTGTTGTGATTTTTCGCATTACCCCCACCAAGGCAACACCAACCCCCACAATACTGCCAATTCACTATAACACACCTCACAACATCTGTCAAGTGCCTAATACACTGAGACCCACACATTTTCACACTGATTAACACTGGTTTTCCACAGGTTTGTTATACTTTTTCCACAAGTTTTCCACAGATTTTTAATAGTTTTCCACAGGCAAATTCACTGTCTATTTGTATAACTGTAGGTGAGCACTGTGTTCTCACTGTTTTATACTGAGACCCTGTGGAAAACTTTATACTTATACCAGTTTTTTCACTGTCCTGGGGGTGTTGACATTTGGGAGGATTTGTGATACAATGGGGGCCAAGATCACAACAACCAGGCACATTTACTGTAGATTCACATAATTAACACAAACCTGTGGAAACTGTGGAAAACTCAACTACATTTTTTCACACATTTATGAATGTATGCTTCTACACACATAAACTCCGTATTTACCACATTTCCAGGTCAAACTTGTCCTCTAACATGTATGCTAACTCACTGACATAAGACCACTCTAACCATGCCACACTTTCCTGCTCTTCAGTCTCACATGCCTCAAGTTGTTTGTATGTCTGAGTCCTGAGAAGTTCAAGACCTTGGATGATCCTTTGTGCATCCTCTGGACATAACTCTAATTGGAAAACTTTGTTGCGTTTCATACTACTTGAGGACATGAACATAATCAATGGATTTGATACACCAACCAGTTGCACATGTGATCTCTTCAACTAGATCATCCTCATCATCTGCTTCCCAGACTTCACCAATGATTTCAGATGTTAGACGATCTTTATCATAAGCATCCATCTCATCTTCATCATCAAAGTCGAACTCAATGTAGGTAATTTGGTACATCATTTTGCTTGTTGAATCTTGTTGATAGCAGTGGTGATAGATGTGGTCAGGAGAATACAAACATCTTGCTTGCACACAGCATAAACAGGTTGCTTGGATTGAATGTCGAACGTGTACTTAATGGTCATTTGTTGAGTTGTATTGAATGGGTGAAAGTGTATCCAGCAAGATTACCAAAGTTTTGTCTGAGTGCCTTATACTCAGATGTGGCAATGATGGTCTTGATGTGATTAGTATTGCAGTGTTGGTAAATATATTTCTTCATCAGATTAGTGCTTTGTGGGTATAAGGTTTGGATTATAAGAACTGAACAAAGTTACAGCATTGAGAATCTTTTTCTGTTCCTCTGTTGGTTGAAAATCTAAATCATCATCATAAGGTTGAAAAACATCATCTAACTGTTGACAGATCATCTTATGCAGGATCTGATAATTTTCTTGGGAAAGTGTAATTTCAATCATCAAACATTCTCCTCTTTGTGTTGATGAATCATCATCTCATTGATCTCATCATGGTTGATCTTTTCATCATCCCAGCGAACACCATCAGCAGTGGTGAACTTCTCAACATTGTGCATGTTTCTGATGAACTTTTGGTAAGGCGTTTCATCATCAGCAACATACTCTACACATGCAACAGCAGTGTTATACAGAAACTGGTTGTTTTGCATCCACAGAACAACATTCCAGGTTTCATAATTTGCCCAACCATTGTAGGTCTCTTGAGGCATTGCAGTGGTTTGATTTTTCATACATGTATGATAGCATGGATTCTGGCAAAAGTCAAGGGGTCGTGTGCCAGTTCCTCAACTGGCACATGGTATAACTTACTCGCCTTGGATGATGTTAGCAACTGCATGAAGTGTGGTTCCTGTGTTATACCTAACAGATGGACTGAAGATAAACAACACCAGGAAGATTAGACCTACAAGTTTCATCTTTGATTCAGAAGTTTTTGTGGAAGACATACCCATCATTGAAGGAAAAGTCATAGCGAAGATTACACTCCCAAGTCTTAGTCCAATCAACAACAATGGGGGTATCATCCAGATTCAGAGGATAGCAATCAGTGCAGAATTGCTCTGCAAACTGTTCCTCACTGTCATACTCTCCATAATAGGCATCAGTGAAATGTGCAATGCACTCAATACCAAACTCATCCACAAAAGCATCCACAGCATCATAAGAATAGTCCTCACCATTCTGGACATACTCTTCATAAAACTCCAGGAAGTTGTCATTGCCATTCTCTTCAATGAAGGCAATCATGTCCTCAAGAGCATAATTTTGCTCAACAAGTTCATCGAGTTTTGCTTGCACATCTTCAGGCATGGAGATAACAAGAACTTCAGGCATTTCAGTGGTTTGATTTTTCATACAAGTATGATAGCACAGAATCTTGGATTCCGCAAGGGGTCTTGTGCCACTTTCTGAACTGGCACAATTTCTCTTTACTTTGTCCTCACATGTGTGCTTTGCTGTTGATCGTATGCCTTGAACATGTTTGCATCACGTTGAATCAGGAAACTTTGATACATCACCATGGCAACAATGGCAAGGAAGATGTAACTGAGGGTTTTGTAGTTCATGCTACCACACTCTCCCAAGATTGATGCTGATTGAGTGTCCAACTGTCATCAAATTGCATCATCATTGCATCAATTTCTTTCTCTGAGTAGGGTTCTTCACTGGGGAAAAGTGTCCAACCAGTGTTATCATCAACATCAAAGATTTCTCCTTGCATGTCTTGAATCTCATCCCACATTGTTATAATTCCTCAGCAAATAGTTGACATCTTCAAGCACATCTTTTAGTGCCATCCTACTATAACCAGAGGCATAAGGATAACCCCTCTCAGGATCACCAACTGCCATTTCAGTTTCATAGATTGCCTGCTCACATGTACGAGCAATTCTATTCAGTTGTTCAATCACAGTTTCAGTCATCAACATGCACCTGCCATAGGGTTACCCAGTTGGGGAAGATTGCTGTTGTCCTTGACAACAACATAACCAAGAGATTCATACTCTTTCAGTTGAACTTTGTGCTCAACTTTCTTAATGAACTTCTTGGAGATTGTCTCAACTCCTTTCCACTCAAGCACCTTAAAGACAAATGCTTGAGATACATCACCATAGGGCAATTTCACAGGATAAAATGACACAACCATGGTGCCATCTTTGGATTGAAGAGTGGGGAACTCAGTTGTGGTTTGATTTTTCATACATGTATGATAGCACAGAAACCCTAGAAAGTCAATGGGGTGTGTGCCACTTCATCAACTGGCACATCACTACACTTTTCCGCATGATGTTCATGGTATACGTGATACAAACTGTTGTTCAGGTTGATTAACATTAACATCAGGGACCTTGATAACAAGAATTGCCTGATGAATACATCATCACTGATCTCCATAATCTGCCCAAAAAGCATCATTGTGGGAAGGACGAATGCAATCTACACCATGATCACGAATCACAGCAGCATTGTATGGCGAATCATCAACCCAGAATTGAATGTTCCAGAACTTGCAAATGTCCATGAGTTGTTGACCCTTACACTGTGAACCAGTTGCATCATCATCAGAGTTCTTCATGTAGAGAGCATCAAACTCTGGGAGATGTTGTTGCAACCAGTCTGCAGTTCCATCTGCATAAATGTCAGGACGTGCAGTGGCAATAACTAGATCAAAACCCTGTGATTTGGCATGTTTGGCAACATCAACAACAGCATCAATAGCAGGGAATTGATCACACTCATCAAAACCAGATTGTGAACCATGATGACACAAAGTGGCATCAAGGTCAAACACAACACAATTAGGATTTGAGATGTTGTAGATAACTTTGGAGAAGGATTTTGTTTTTTGCATACTAGTATAATAGCACAGATTCAAGAATTTGTCAAGTGTATTGTGCCACTAATACATGTGGCACATGGTATAATCAAACAGGGAGAATAGAGAAAGAACCACAAAACTTACGAACCCACAGCAAAGTATCATAATGACTGCGAGGATTGCTCATCACCATGCTAGTGTTGTTTCTAGGATTGTGAGCAACAGCAACATACTTGAAAGTGTCATCATAGTTACTAACTTCTTCAATCCACATTTGATTCACGTTACCATCTTGCCAATCCCACCTAGAAACAGTGTAATGGAAGATTTCAGATGCAATTTGATTTTTCATACATGTATGATAGCACACTTTTCAGGATTCCGCAAGGGGTCGTGTGCCACTTTGCGGAGTGTCACATAGTATAACTGAAATGCCACACATTTGTGGTATAAGCTAGTGACAAGACTTGAACTTGCGACCTGAGCTTTACAAAAACCCTGCTCTATCCAACTGAGCTACACTAGCAAAAAAGTTAGTCCTTGAGTGTATTTAGAAGGAACCAAATACCAAGACCAATAATAGCAAATACCAGCACATACTTCCATGCAGCAATTAGAATAAATGCAGCAAGTGCAAGTAACACAAACCCACCATCAATTCCTGATGATGAACCAGAATACTCTTCTTCGTCATCATCTGTTGTAGAGTTGTCTACAGTTGCCATGATACATTTGCCACCAGTTTGTGACTCTGCAAATGCAACTGCATCACTATGCGTGTATGCTTCTACAAACATAGTTTGTAGATAATTGGAAGGCGTCTTAATTGTGCATTTCCAACGCATCATTTGTTCACATACTCCTGAATGTATTGCTTGAGAGTATCAACATAGTCAGCAGGATTCTTGACAAAAACTTGTGTCTCACCTGAATGACAAGAAATGAGAGTCACAATTTGTTCTACTTTGTGACCAGACATTTCTTCATACATCATAGCATAACCTGTTTCCTGAACAAAATAGTTTTGGATTTGACTTTCATGCTTTGGTTTAGAAGAACTCTTGAAGTCAATAATAGACAGTTTGCCATTGTATTCTGCAATACAGTCTACACGACCTGCAATGCCAAGTTGTTCAGAATACAGTGCAGATTCCTGATAGTGAATGTTATCCACATCATCAAGAAGTGGTTGAAATTGATTGAACAATTTCAGTGCAACTTCATACTTTTCAGTATCATACTCTACCTCTTGATTGTTGACATAATCTTCCACAAGTTTGTGGAACTTAGTGCCATTAGTTGAGGCAAATTGACTAATTTTATTGGCAGTTTCTTCACCTACACGTTCACGCCATTCAGCAATAGATTGCCTGTTCTGATAGGATGTAACAGTGGTCACAGAAGGCAACAGTTTGCCATTAACCACATAACGACGAGAACCATCCACAGTTTCAGTGGGGATGTCTGCAAGTGCAGGAAGATTGAGGTGATTGAACTTAGTTTTGGTTTGCATTTTTGTGTTGTTTTTAATAATCAAAGGAACTCAGCAATGTAATAGTCAACAGTAATTTCCAATTCTGCTGCTTTTGCTTCAAGTTCCATTGCATACTCTTCTGCCATTTGTGCATCTGCGTGTTGACAAAAGAGATCAAGAGTGGAATCAGTCATAAACTTATCTTTCATACATGTATGATACCATAGATTCACTAAAAAGTCAAGCATGTGTGTGCCAGTTCATCAAGTGTCACATTGTATAACTTTGTTGGACAATTTTAGGTGTATCTTGTTGCATCTGTTTATCTGCATTGTTACTCACAATAAACGCAATACACAGGCAAATGATACAGAATAGTGTTGATTTCATTTGTAAAGATAACCTCCTGCCCAATCAGCACGTTTGTACATTTGTTCACAGGACTTTTCATCCATCAGATTATACCTTACACCTTTAGCAGGTGCTTTCCATGATGCAGATTTATACACATCTCCAGTGTTAAGATCTACAAAGGCATGAGCACTACGCTGACCATGAGAAACATGAATGATCTTGGCATACTTTTTACCCTTCACATAGGTGTATTCATCAACACCTTCACCCATGCAAAGTTTATCAATTTGTTCCTTGTGATAGTCAACATTCTCACCTTTAGTAATGTATTCTCTGTGGCGATCAATACAATAAGATTGAAAGTTGGTGCGCAGAACATCACAGAACTGCTCAATCTTGTCAAGAACTTGTTCAGTGGTCAAAGTTGTATTTTTCATCATGAATGTATGATAGCATAGAATCCAGCAAAAATCAAGGGGTCTTGTGCCAGTTTGTCAACTGTCACACTAAAACCTATTTGGTATCTCACAGTATGTTATTGAATTATAGTCAGAACCATCACTAAATGATGCACTAATTCCTTGTATTTCTTTTGCCTTGTATAACAAATACTCTAAATCTTCAATCAATTCATTCAATCCATCCTCTGTTTTACCACGCAGAGCATCATCTAGTCGCTCAAATGCTGCTGCTGTTTGTAGAGAATGTTGATGAATCATTTTACTACTTTATATTTTTCTTTCAGATGTTGTAACACTTGTTTGCGTGCTTTAATACACCCCTTGGATACACCTTTGGGGTTCTTTTTCTTGCCTGAATTGTGTATCCAGTTGGGAGTCATTGTTCTCAAATAATATAAAAAAAGGGGAGAAATAACTCCCCTATTTATCATCAGAACTCAATAGATTCCAGGGTAGGTTGAGCACTCACATCTTGAGCAGGTTGAGCACTTTCATCACCAGTGATAGCATCAAGAATGGCAAGGATTTCACTGCCAGTTTGACCACGACGCAGAGCACTAATCATCAGTTCAGTAGACATAACAAAAAAAGGTAAGGTTAACAAAATGTGTGACTTTAGGGCAAACACATTCCCATAAATCAAGCAGTAAGTTCTACTTCAACCTCTACATCTTCATCAGGAAGATTGTAAATGAGTTGATAATAGTCATCATAATCAACACCCAAATAGGATGCAAAATCTTCTAAATCATCATGCAATCTACAAGTGTCAATCAT